TTTAGCTGGTTCAGCATTTAAAAAAGTTTATTACGATGGCCAATTAGAACGTGCAGTTTCTAAATTTATTTCTGGTGAAGATTTAGTTATAGATTATTTTGCTACTGATTTAGAAACAGCAAGTAGAATTACTCATTGTATAAAAATGAGTGGCAATGAACTTAGAAAAAACCAAGTAAGTGGTTTTTACCGTGATGTAGCGATTAGTTCAGGAACTGTTGATCCTTCTGAAGTAAAAGAAAAAGTAAATGAGTTAGAAGGTCTAGAGCCATCTTATGATGGAGACGATGAACACGCTATTTTAGAAATGCATGTTGATTTAGATTTACCAGGTTTTGAAGATGAAAATGGTATTAAATTACCTTATGTAGTTACACTAGATAAATTTTCTCAAGAAATATTATCTATTAGAAGAAACTACGATCAAGCAGATCAATCAAGAAAAAAGAAACAATATTTTGTACACTATAAATTCCTCCCTGGATTAGGCTTCTACGGATTTGGTCTAATACACATGTTAGGTGGGTTATCGCGAACAGCAACAAGTGTTTTGCGGCAGTTAATTGATGCTGGTACACTCGCTAACCTACCTGCAGGATTTAAAGCAAGAGGCATGCGTATACGTGACCATGATGAACCTTTACAACCAGGCGAGTTTAGAGATGTAGATGTAACAGGACAATCAATAAAAGAATCTTTACTACCTCTTCCGTACAAAGAACCGAGCACTACGTTATTTCAATTATTAGGTTTTGCAGTTGACGCAGGTAAATCATTTGCAGCAATTGCTGATATGAAAATGGGTGAAGGTAATGAACAAAACCCAGTTGGAACTACACTTGCTTTATTAGAGCGTGGAACAAAAGTGATGAGTGCAATTCACAAAAGATTACACTATGCTCAAAGAATGGAGTTTGGTTTATTGGCTGAAGTATTTAAATCATATCTTCCACCAGAATACCCATACAAAGTTGTGGGTGGAAATCAAATGATTAAAGTACAAGATTTTGATGATCGTGTTGATATTATACCTGTTAGTGATCCTAATATATTTTCTATGTCACAAAGAATTATGTTGGCACAGCAACAATTACAATTAGCACAATCTAATCCTACACTACATAATTTAAGAGAAGCATACAGAAGAATGTATATGGCAATGGGTGTAGAAAATGTTGATGCAATATTAAAACCGGATCCAAATGTTCCACAGCCAATGAGCCCTGCAATGGAAAATGCTTTGGCGATGAGAGGAACTCAACCAAGAGCTTTCCCACAACAAAATCATGTTGAACACATAAAAACGCATGGTGATTTTATTGCAACTAGAATGGTACAAATTAATCCACAATTGTATGCAATGATGGAATCACATATTTTAGAACATATTGCTTTAATGGCTGCAGAACAAGTTGAACAAGAAATGGCACAACAAACTCAACAAGTTCAAGCGTTAATGCAACAAGCAGAACAAAATCCACAAATGGCACAACAAGCGGATGCAGCACAAAAACAATTTATGATTGAAAAAGAATCTAAAATTGCAACTGTTGAAGCTAGCATGGTAAAAGAAATGCTTGAAGAAGAAAAACGTAGAGTTAAGGAAGTAGAAGATCCATTGATTAAATTAAAACAACAAGAAATTGATCTACGTGCTGCAGAAACAATGATGAAACAAAAACAAGAGCAAGAAAGATTAGATAAAGATGTTGTTATAGATTCTGCTAGAGTAGATTTAGATAGAGACAAACTTGAAATAAACGCAGGTTTAGAGCTCATGAAAACTAGCACAGATAGTTTAAATAAAGAAAAAGAACGCACTTTAAAGAGAAATATGGAACTCATAAGAGAAGAGGCTAAAAAAAATGATAGATGAAAATTATAAAAAACTGCAAAAATACATACAGGACATAGATTCTTTTGCTTCATCAACAGCGACTACTTCTGATGACCAACTTTTATTTTGCGCAGCCATGGTTTCTGTGGTAAGAAACCTTTACTTAGAAAACTTAGGAGTAGAACAAACTAATTTGATTTTTGAGCAATTAGCTCAAAGTTTTCAAATTATGGATGAGTTCTGTTACGATAAACCAACAATACATTAGGAGGTTATATGAAGTTATTACAAGATTTATGGTCACATTTAAAGGAGTGGTCAGACTGGGGGATGAAGGACTGGATTAAGGCCGGAATTGTCGCAGTTATCGTTATAGTAGTATTACAATCAATGATAGGTTAATGGTAGACGCTAGATCAGCATATTTAGCAAAGAAAAATACTCCCGCCGTAGGAAGCTATGGTGGGGGTGAAGATTTTGGTTCTCCTTTTGGAGGAGGTTCAAATCAACCTCCAGGATCATCAAACGAAGCATCTGTTCCATATGGAGGAACTCCTCCACCATCTAGTGGTGGCGGTGGTGATAACAATAATAATAATTTAGACAATTTCGTTTTAGCTCCACCTAGTGAAACAGGATCAGGCGCAAGTGGTGGTCAGAAAGTTCCTTTTTTTGGAGTTGGGTTAGATACTTTTGGAAATATAACTGGTTCAAACATAGGGCAAGGAGGCATGGATAATGTTTTTAATCTTATGGAAGATGCTCCAGCAACAGGATTTAACGATTACTATAATAATTTACAATTAGGAGAATCAGGAAACGTAAATACAGGATTTAATATTGAGGGTTTATCCGGTCCTAAAACAGGTTTAGATCTTAATCCTATTGGTGGTGTTGGATATACAGGAGATAATTTTAGTTTTGGATTAGATGTTGATCCTAATTTAAATTTAGGAAATATGTCTGTAAACCCAACTTTTGATGCTAAATTTAAATATCAATTTAACGAAGGTGGACCAGTGATAGATCAAAGTGGAATTATGTCAATTTATGATTATGCAGATGGAGGACAAGTAATGCCTGCAACATCTTACATAGACCCAACAGCAGATGATTATTTTTTAAGAGAACTTGGACAATATTTAAAAAGATTTTTACCTAATTATGATCCAGAACAAGATGAATATAGACACAAAAAAAATAGAGAAAAATCAAAAGCTGAAATAATACACGAAGAAGTTATGAAAAAAAATAAACCCGTAGAATATGCAGCTGGTGGACCAATTGAAATAACGGAAGAAATGACAATGAAAGAAATGGGTGATAGACAAATGGGAGAACAAGGTGCAACACAATCACCAATGTCTCCTCCTCCAATGACAAAACCTTTTGGCGCAACAAGAGAAAACGTAGCAGAGCAATTAGAGGCATATAGAAATGCACCAGTGCATGTAGATCCCCCTAACATAGGTTTTTTTGGTGAACAAATACCAGCACCACTATTTGATCGTGCAATGAAATATTTAGAAGGATTAGAACCGTCCGAAAGAGCGGTTGTAGAAGAAATGATAAGAGGAACTATACAACAAAAACAAATGCAAGAAATGCAAGAAGCGGAAGACATGATGAAAAGTGCCATTCCAACAATGGGGGCATAATGTGGCAACTATTAGCTAAACCATTATTAGGTGTAGTAGCAGATGGAGTCAAAGGCTTCGTGGCTACGAAGAAAATGAAGGGAGAGTTAAAGCTTACTGAAATAAAAGCTGCAAAGAAATTAAAAGAAGATCAAATCGCTGGAAAAGTGAAATGGGAGCAAAGTGCCGTGGATCAAATGAAAGGCTCGTGGAAGGATGAGGTAAGTCTCATTGTCCTACTTTTGCCTGCCGTTTTAGTATTTACGCCTTTTCAAGAACATATACACAAAGGGTTTATTGCCCTCCAGGATTTGCCGTCGTATTACCACAATTTGTTGTACATTGCAATTTCAGCGAGCTTCGGCATTAAGGCCGGTGCAGGCGCAATTAACATGTTTAAAAAATAGGAGAAAAACAATGGCAGGAGCACAATTAATGAGAATAGCAAAAACATTAAAGAGACACATGGATAAGGTAAAATCTAGACCTAGAGGGCCAGCAGGTGGACCAGCTCCAAAAAAGAAAAAAATGAAAGCAGGTGGCGTTGCCATGAAAGCCGACATTAATAAAAATAAAAAAATTGAACCTTGGGAAGCAGCTAGATCTAAAGCTATTGCAAAATCAATGGCTAAAAAGAAAACAGGAATGAAAAAAGGTGGATCAGCTTCAAAAGATACCCATGTAACTAAAGAAGGTAAAACAGCTAAAAAAGGATTGTGGTATAATATTCATCAAAAAAGAAAACGTGGTGAAACAATGAGAAAGAAAGGCGCTAAAGGTGCTCCCACAGCTGCAGCTATTAGAAAAAGCCAAGGAAAATAATGCCTTTTAAATCTGAAAAACAAAGAAGATATTTATTTGCTAATGAGCCTAAAATAGCTAAAGAATGGACAAAGAAATACGGAAGTAAACCTCAAAAGAAAAATGGTGGAATGGTAATTAAACCACGTGGTTTTAATTTAATGATGCCTAATAAAAGACCTACTACAACAATATACTAATGGCCAAAACAGCGGCATGGCAAAGAAAAGAAGGTAAAAGTAAATCCGGTGGATTGAATAAAAAAGGTGTTGCCTCTTATCGAAAAGCTAACCCAGGTTCAAAATTAAAGACAGCAGTTACTACTAAACCTTCTAAGTTGAAAAAAGGTTCAAAAGCTGCTAATAGAAGAAAGAGTTTTTGTGCTAGAATGTCTGGCATGAAAAAACGTCGTACTAGCGCAAAGACGGCGAATGATCCTAATTCGAGGATAAATAAATCATTGCGTAAATGGAATTGTTAGGAGAATATTATGGTTGGAAGAATAATGTCAAGACCAGAGGCTCGTAAAACACCTGGTAAAAAAATGATGACTACTACTTATAAAAAAGGTGGATCTGTAAAAAAGAAACAAGGTTATAACGCTAGAAAAGATGAGCAGTTAGGAATGACTAGAGGAAAAGAAGCTGGTAAAAAAATGTCTATGAAAGGCAGAAGAGATGTTGCAAAAGCTACACGTAAACCAAAAGGAACTTACGGATTTAAAAAGAAAGGAAAGTAGCTCATGCAAGATGAGACCGCGATTTATCTAATCTTGAAAAAGGTTAGAGCGCGCAGAAATGAATTAAAAGAAGTTATAGCTCAAGGGTTGCCAACTATGGAAGAATATGTTAAAGCAGTTGGCGAGCATAAAGCTTACACTATAATGGAACAGGAGATTCAAGACCTGCAGAAAGAGGAAGATAATGACGGAGACAATAATACCTAAACGTAAATTTGCGTTAGAAGAAAAAGATTTAGCTGTTGAAGCTGATGAAAATAATAAGGTAGCAGAAGATAAAGAAAATAGATTTCTTGCTAAATTACAAGAAGAAGCTACAAAAGATATAGAACATTTACCTACAGAAAAAGTATTAGAACGTTTACCTGATCCAACTGGGTGGCGTATGTTAGTTTTACCATATAAAGGACAAGGTAAAACAAAAGGTGGGGTAATATTAACAGATGAAACAATGCAAGAACGTGGCTATACAACAGTCACTGGTTTGGTTCTTAAAATGGGACCAGATTGTTATACCGATAAGACAAGATTTCCAAAAGGACCGTGGTGCAAATTAAATGACTGGATTATATTTGGTCGTTATGCTGGATCAAGGTTTGGGATAGAAGGTGGTGAAGTGAGAATACTTAACGAGGACGAGATAATTGCTGTGGTAAAAGACCCAGAGGATATCTTGCAATACAAATAAACAGGAGTAAAATATGCCTGCAACGATAGAAACGCAAGCGCAAGCTGATGAAAAAATGGTTGATCTGCCTTCTGATGGAGATTCTGTAGATGTTAAATTAGATGATACAGAAAAGAAAATTAATAAGGACGACGATATTGAAGTAGTCAATGAATCCAAAGAAGTAGTTATAGAAGATAAAGGTAAAACCGATACAGCTTCTGAAAGCGAAATGGATGATTACGGGAAAAAAGTTCAATCCCGTATAGATAAATTAACTAAAAAATTAAGAGAATCAGAAAGACGTGAACAAGCAGCCGTTCAATTTGCCCAAGGAATGCAAAATGAAAACAAAGATTTGCGCACTAAAGCACAATCTTTAGATGACGGATATGTTCAACAATACGAAAATCGTGTTAAAACTGAAACAGAAGAAGCTAAAAGAAGACTAAAATCAGCTGTAGAAACTGGTAATGTTGACGAACAAGTAGCAGCAAATCAAGATTTAGCTAGATTATCTGTTGAAGCAGAAAGAGTAAAAGAAACACTTTCTAAAAAAGAAAGATTAAAAAAACAACAAGAAGAGACTGGTGAACAAGAGGTACCAAATCAGCAACAATATGCTGCACCTAAAATGCCTCCTCCGGCTCCTGACCCAAAAGCAGAAGAATGGGCTCAGAAAAACGAATGGTTTGGTTCAGATGAACCTATGACCTTGACTTCTTTCTCAATTCATCGTAAACTGATGGAAGAAGGATTTGACCCACAATCCGATATGTACTATAGTGAAATAGACAAAAGGATGAGGGACACATTTCCTCATAAGTTTGAAGAAACAAAACAAGTTTCGCCGACACAGACAGTTGCCTCAGCAAATAGAGGAGCTCCTGTTAAGCGCAAAGGCACCGTGAGACTCACACCATCACAAGTTGCCATCGCAAAAAAATTAGGTGTGCCACTAAGCGAATATGCGAAATACGTGAAGGAGTA